GGCGTTGCAGGAGAAAAAACAGGAACCGAAGTGCTGGCAGAAGACAAAAACAACAATATAAGGGACGTCATTAATCCTCGCGAAGTCATCGTGACTCTAGGCGTTTTGCCAATCAAGGGCTGGGCGGACGCCAGCACTTTTGAGGTAGGGTATTATGCCGGAAGATAAATCTGAAAAAGAAGAAAAACCTGAAAAAGGCACTGCAGGAAAAAATACAGGAACCGCCGCGCGGAAGGCGATTGAAAAAGCGAAAGGGCGTGGAGCCACAGCGGAAAGCATCGGCAAGGCCACGAACCGCGACGAAAGCACAATTACGCAAATAGCTGCGGGATCGATCAAAAATCCGCCGGCTGATTTAGCGGGAAACGTCGCCAAGGCCAAGACCGTCAAAAAAGAACGACATGATGGCTTCGGGGAAATGTCGTTCCAGGATTCCTTAAAACTTGCGCAAAATCACGGCAAGAAGAACGTCAAAAAATAAAAATATATTGGAGTTAATCATGAAAAAATTATGGATTTTATTGCTGATAGTCGCCTTTTCTTTGGCAGCTTGCGGAGAAATTGATCCGGCTGAGATACCGGAAATACCGGATGTATCGGATATATCATCGGACTCGGCTCCGATCGTTGAAATGCTGGAACGAATCGAAATCAATGACGCCCAAACCCTCGTTCTCAAAGAAGTCGAGGTCTCGTTAGATTTATCAAAGAGGAAACAGGTCGGTTTCGATTTGACGCTGGGAGCCACGAAACGCTGCGACGAGCTTGGAACACTGGACAACGCGGTTTATAAAAAAATCAAACTGCATGGCAACCAGACGCCCTGCTTTAAAAATGTGAGGTTCTGGGAGCCTGGCATGATTTTCGGACAATATAGCCCTTCCGACTCCTCGCCGGACGTCTGGTTCATTACCGACGCTAACGGCAAAATTCATCATCTGCCAAAAGCCCCCAAAAAAGACCGAGGATTCAAAAACGAGAAGAAGATAAGGAAATACAAGGGCAAGCCCGTTTATTTGACTCAGGACGATTTTTTAGCGGTTTTTGACATGAGTTCGGACGAAGAAGAAACAATTATCGCGTCCCGCGTGGGACGTTACGTGATTCTGCCTAAAAATAACGGCGATCATATCGTCTATAAAGATCTGGTCGGAATGAAAATGCTTAGGCCGGATGGCTCGATACTGGATCTTTCCGTACCCGGCTGGATCACAGATGAAAACGGAGTCGCAATTGGAATCAGAGGTGCTTTACGTCCTGTGGATGATTTTTTTAAAAATTCCAGTAATGATATCGGTTATACCTACGGAGGAAATGAGTGTAGAAATGCCATCTTTGACGCATCCGGTAATATGCTTGAAGCGCAAGCTTCAGGAGTGCCCGTGGCTTTTCAGGAATGGCTTCATGATCCTACTATCGGACCAGCTGGTGGGCCTAAATGCCCATTGAGGAACATACACATACCTTATTGCGAAAGGGATGATGATCTATTGCTTTGCGGAACACGGGGCTTTCTGCTGGCTGACAGTTCCCAGGATGTCAGGGAAATCGATTGGCGGCAACTGCTGGGAGTCAACGGAAGTAATCAAATAGTTTGTTTGACTGATAATTTTATTTTCTATGCGGCCGGTGAATCTTTGTATGAAATCAACAGAGATTTAAGCGCGTTCGAAGTGATTTTAACGGGTTTTAATATTTATACTCTTCAGTGTCAGGGCGATGACAATTTGATCATTCATGGCCTGAATACCGCCAATTCCAAATACGAGACTTTTCAATTGAGCGGCAATATCAGGACTATGATTCAGGATAATATATCTCAGTTCATCCACTGATCCAGTTCAGAGTGCCGAGCTGAATGTTTGATACGGCTGGCATGAGCTATTTCCGGTCAATCCAGCTCGGCGCGCTGGGCTGGAGCACGTCAAGTTCCTCGTCGGTTTTGTAGCTGCCTAATTCAGGCAAGGCCGGCCATTCCAGAAGTTCCTGCCGTTTTGCAACTCTCTCCGTTTCCTGTTCGACCGTCAGATTGTAGAGGAGAGGTCTGGTGAAAGTATCGTCAATCCACGCCACCAATTTTATATTTCGCCAATGTCGGACAATAGCGTTTTTCCAAGCATCATTGTCCGACTTAAATAAAGCCAACTTTTTCAACGCCTGATCTTCCAATGCCTTTTTTCGCTCGTATTCGACCTTCGTTTTCTCGCTCCATTCCCAGTCCAGTCGCTGACCACTATTCCAGATTTTCATCAATTCAGGATCGAGACGCGGCTGACCTTTGCCGATAACGGGATTATTGACGAAGTCATCCATAGCCGACAGTAATTTTTCGGCTTGCTCACTGGAAATCACATATTGATTTTTTCGATATATTGTTTTGCTCATAATCCATTAGTATCTAAAGTTATATATTGTATGCTTTTGTCCTCTAAAAGCACCTGATATAATATTATATATTATGTGCTTTTGTAATCCAAAATAATCTAATCTAGGCTAATATCGCATATTATATGCTTTTATATTCCAATATAATAGCATATAAAAGCATATAATATCTGCTTTTACGGTTTGTAGTAAAAACGTACGGATGTTGATTTCGGCTGAGTCTGATCATGAATCCTGGTGTTGATATCATCCGATGCGGTAAATTCAATCAAATCTTCGGCTACGGCTGCGCCGGCAGCCGTTATAGGCTGCGACGTTCCTGTTCCACCGCCTAGTGTAAAACTGAAAGCTCCGGCTGGATGCGATATAATAGGAGTACCTGAAGGGCGAATATCAAATTCACCGGTGATATCCTGAAAAGCATCTTCGTCCTGCGAACCAGCCGCCGCGCCGGAGTTATTGACTATGACGAACTCACTAGTCGCGTTGCCGGTCGCCAGAACCGGATTCCCGGTCAGAGCGTCAATCATTTTCGCCGTGTGAGCTGTGGTGTTGATATCGACAAGCAGAACGGTGGCGACATTGACGAGAGGAATCTCAGCTGGACCGTAAATTCTCATATAGTTTTTAGCGTCCCCCTCGTATTTGCCCTCGAACTCAACAAAGGTCACGATATCGGAATTCAACGTGAAATCGGCGACCAGACTCAAATCGGCCGTTGGCGAATCTCGGGCGAAAGTGCGCGTGTCAAGCTCCGACAGATCGGTCAGAAAACGATAAGCAACGTTCACCTGAAAAAGCCAAGGTGTGGCCGCTATCGTGGCTGGATTAGTAAATCGACTGTTAGTCTCCTCCAAAATGGTTCCGTTCGATCTCAGACCGTCCAGAAATATGTTCAAATTTCTGAACCACGCTGAATTGTTAACGGAAACATCAGCCGCCCAAGGATTGTCTGCTCCATCCATTCGCACCAGATACGGATTCGCCGGCAAAGCGTCCAGCTGGATGATTTCCCCAGTCTGCGACGGATTGTAGATTTCCTCCCCGTTCACGCGGATATGATTATTCAGCCCCTGATTGGCTATATACCTCTTCTGATCAAGCGTCAGCGTCCGCAGAAGCTCCCGGAAGGGCTTATCCGTCAGCAGGTCCAGTTTGCAGTCCTGCGTGCTCGGTCCCAACTTGATTTTGTAAGGTTCGCCGCCGCCGGCATCTCCGAGTTGGAACTTTGGATTGTCTCCAGTCTGGCTTGGCGTGTTTCCAATATGAAATATCTCCAGTCCCGTCAGATTATCCAGCACAAGATTATCGGTCAGCGTGTCCATGCCGATCACCGCTACCCGCTCGTAATCAGCTAAAACGACCTCCGCGCCTGCTTTGTCCTCAAATCTCTGTTGAGCCTGATCCCAGGTAATAGTCGCGAAGTCCGCCGCCAGCTGAGAAGCCGATCCTAAAATATGCTCATACCCATGAGCCTCGAAAAGCAGCTGGTCCAGATGATTGCCGAATACCCCCTCGTTTCCGAGCGCGTCTATCAAACCGTTTTGTCTGAAGGCTTCGCCAGGATCCTCTTTTGAATGTCTACCATGCGCTAAAGTTCTTCCCATGTTTACTCCGTATTTGCCAGATTTTTATAAAGATGGCCTTTAGGCCGTAAAACCCAAACCTTCAGGTTTGGGATATAAGTTTTTTGCTTCAGCTGTATTATTTTCTTGATTTCTACGTTAAACGCTCCATAATGTAGATTATGAAAGTCAAGAAAGCATATAAATACAGATTTTACCCGACTGATGAACAGGCGGAACAGTTAGCCCATACTTTCGGCTGCGTCCGCTACACCTACAACTATTTTTTGCGTCAAAGACAAGACGCTTGGTATTCGCGTCAGGAAAAAATAAGCTACGATGATACGTCCGCCATGCTTACCGCTTTAAAAAAGCGACCGGATCATTCATGGTTGAAAGATGTTCCATCCGTGCCTTTGCAACAGTCCCTACGTCATCTCAACAAAGCGTTCCTTAACTTTTGGGCCGGACGATCCAGGTATCCTAATTTTAAGAAAAAATCTCATAGACAATTCGCTACATACGTTGCCACGGCTTTCAAATGGGACGGCGAGAATCTGAAATTGGCCAAGCAGAAAGAATCTTTGGATATTCGCTGGTCTCGTTCTTTTAAAGACATTCCTTCAACCGTGGCTGTGTCCAAAGACCCAGCCGGACGCTACTTTGTGTCCATTTTGGTTGAAGAGAATATTCAACCTAAAAAAGTTCTTAAAAAGCAAGTAGGCGTTGATCTTGGGATAAAAGACGTTCTAGTCACTTCCGATGGTTTTAAGTCCGGTTCACCTAAATATACCCGTAGATATGAAAAAAAACTAGCCAAGACTCAACGCTCTCTTTCCAAAAAGAAGAAAGGTTCTAAAAACAGAGCCAAAGCCAGATTAAAGGTGGCGAAAGTACACGCTAAGATAGCTGATTGTCGCCGCGATTTCACCCACCAATTAACCACGAAGCTAATAAACGAAAACCAAGTAATAGCAGTGGAAACGTTGGCGGTGAAGAATATGATCAAAAACCGCCGTCTGTCAAAATCGATCACCGATTCGAACTGGGGCGAATTGCTTCGCCAGCTTGAGTACAAAGCTTCCTGGTATGGCCGTGAACTGATCGGCATCGACCGCTGGTATCCTTCATCCAAACGCTGTTTTGACTGTGGTTGGATAAACGACGACCTGCGACTTTCAGACAGAACTTGGGCTTGCGAAGAATGCGGATCCAACCATGATCGCGACATCAACGCAGCCCGTAACATTCTGGCCGCTGGGCAAGCGGTTTCAGCCTTTGGAGAGAATGTAAGTGAAATGTCCCTTGCGGGCATATCCTGTTCTCCGTGAATTAGGAATCCCAAGAGCTTTAGCCTTGGGAGCAGTCAACAGGAGATATATGAAACGTTTAACTCGCCAAGAGTGGTTCGATCTAGGTCGTCAGAAATTCGGTGATGATTTAATGAAAGTGAAAATTAGAAAAAAGACCAAGAAGCCCTTTTTGGTCGTGTCCGTAAAAATTGCGATCTAGAAAAAATATATCAACCCATCCGAAAACAATCCATTAAATAGAATCTATTAGTATTTAATATTATACATTATTTGCTTTTATATGCCAATGTATGCTAATTTTTGTATTCTTTTAGCAGATAATGTTTTATATTATTATACATTGTTTGCTAAAACTCTATTTTAGCATATATTGTATAATAATATTATCTATTGGGAGATATATGAAACGTTTAACTCGCCAAGAGTGGTTCGATCTAGGTCGTCAGAAATTCGGTGATGATTTAATGAAGTGGATTTTTGTCTGTCCCATCTGCGGCACTGAGCAGAAGGGCAATGATTTAATAAAAGCCGGCGTTCAGGATGACTATATTGAGAGATATCTGGGTTTCAGTTGTATAGGCAGATTCAACAAATCTCAGATCGGTTGCGACTGGACGTTGGGAGGATTATTTAGAATTCATAAGTTGGAAGTAATTCTAGACAATGGTACTCATAGACCTATTTTTGAATTCGCCAGCTCTTCCGTCGAAAACGATATGACAAAAAAGCTAAAAAAAATGGGTGACCAGGAGGATGATTAATATGAATTTTAAGAGTATTAAAAACGTTCGAGACATTGTCGTACATGCAGTCAAAATGGTCATCATAGCATCCGAACGATTCACAATGGGCGCGGATCCTAAATGGTGCGGAGGTATTATGAAGCACTATATGAATGATTTGATTAAAAGCGACCTGACGGATACAGAAAGATTTTTCGCTTACGACCGTATGAAAGGCAGGCCGCTGTTCGATTTCCAACAATTGTTGGGTGATAAATATCTGTGGAAACAGGATGAGAGCTTGGCCAGCTTGCTACTCGGCGGCGATCAAACAACTGAGGACTGGACTGGCGTGGATAAAACAAAAAAAGAAATGGCTATTTTAAAATTAAAAGGTGTTGGAAATGCTTGAAAAAACTTTCTCGTCCAAGGTCAAAAGTCTGATGATTTTCAACGCCAAAGGCGGCGTTGGCAAAACAGCGATCGCGCTCAATCTCGCGCTGACGCATGGTTATAAAATAATAACGAATGATCGGCTCAGCGCGGTGGAACAAGTCCTGCCCCAAGAGAAATATACAATCCTCTCCAAAAATCAATCAATACTGGAAGTTGTGGATGAATCGCCGACCATTTTCGATTTTGGCGGATATCCGGACAAAAGAGCGTCTGTGGCTCTGAAAATGTCTCAATTCGTCCTGATCCCAATCTTGCCTTATACTGAAAATCTGCAAACCTCGCTGGATTTTATAAAGGAAGTATGCAGATATAAAGCTCCTCGACAGATAGTTTTGATAATGAATCAGACGACCGGCAATCAATGCCAGGAATTCAGCTCGGTCTTCAGGCATTTTTATCAGGAGATGCCAATTTTCAATATAAAAAAGTCGGCGGTATTCGCCTGGATGATGGAACGCAAACTTTCTATCGAAGAACTCGTTCTCAAATATAAGTTTCACGCCAGGCATTTTAATCAGGTGGCGGATCAGTTTACCCGCATAACCGAGCATTTATTAGGAAAAAACGATTTGAATAGATGCCATAACTGCGGAGAGAGATTGTTCGCGCCGGCTGGAACTTGTCAGGTTTGTACGTTTTGCGGAGAAAGCTCCGGATGTGGTTAATGAAGATTTTATAAAAAAAGGAAAAGAATGCCGAAAATAAATATGGGAAAATTAGAGAAACCAAAAAGCAAAGACATTCTCGATGCGGAGGAAGAGACCAACCAAAAGGAATTGCTGACGGGACAAATAATAATAAAAGTTCGACCGTCCGAAAAGTTGAAATTTGAGAAAATCGCGGAAGATAAGGGACTGAAACTTTCGCCGTTGCTCAGAAGTATTCTGAAGAAACATGGTTATATTTAAAAAAGGAAACACGGATGACGCAGTGAAAAAAACATATTCTGAAAATGAAAAAATTGATGAGGAGTACAGCTTGAAAACTGAATTAAATAAACACACCATAAAAATTTTAGGAAAACCCTGTTTCACATGCGCTCGGATCGCTAATGAGTTGCGTTTTCTGGGCGTGGAAATACCGACAAAAGCTGAAGAAGAGCAAGCGGCCGCTATTCACTTCATGCTGAATCTGTATGAAACGCATGGAGATGCTTGGCCAGCCTTACTCGACATGTTTAGTATCGCAATACGCAGTGTGAAAACAGACAGCAGCGATGTCGTGCATTGGATTCTGGATGACAGGATTTCAGATGTCGTGCATTGGATTCTGGATGACGGGATTTCAAATGAGGATTTAAAAAGAGAAATACTTGAAAAATTCACTGGCGGCAAAACAGAGTTAAATAAACACACAAAATGGATTTTTGGGAGGATAAATTTTCTGTGTTTTCAATATGTTGCCGCAATCAGAGCAATGGGACATGATATAGGGGACGAATCAAGAGAGGAGCAAGCGGAAGTGATTCACTTTTTTCTTAATCTATACGAAAAGCATGGAGAGGATTGGTGGACTGAATTGCAAAAATTATTAAAACAGATTGGATGAGGTCAAAATGGAAACAAAATTGAAAGAACTGGAAATTTCAGTAATATAATCCAATGATTCCTCTAAAACCCCCATTTGTTGAACAGATAGCCCCTTAACCTTTGCTTTTCTGTTGTCGACAGAGCTTCTTTATATAAAGCAACTTCTGCTATTATCCCTGAAACAGGAAGGATTCCTCCAAAAAGGGCGCCAATGGTTAGCTGAGTTAAGGTGTTGCTCAGCTGATTAGAACTTTGGGTATCTTTCAAGACCCCATTGAAATATAGAGTTAATTGACTTCCATCCAAATGAATTTCGAAAACATGAGTAATTGGAAAAAATATTGGACTGGTTACCGTGATCACTGCCGGATCGATGACTCTTGCCAAAAAATCGGTAGCATCTACGAATGAATTCACACCTGTGTTCGTTCCAAAAGCAGTGCTCACGTCGAAAATAGCTTGACTTGCGCCTCCTATTCTAGCAACGATAAACATTGAAAACTTTTTTAAATCAAAAAAAGATAAATTTTTCAGGTATTCAGTTCCATCAAAAGTTATTACAGGCAATCCGTTCAACTGCTCTGCATCGTATTCAGGTTGAAGAGAAGACGTCCCTTGTGTAGTATTATACCCATTTCCAGATTTATCAGCCCAGCCCGTAACATGAATTGAATCTCTTAAACTAATTGTCTCTTCATCCGCTGAGTCGAGCCATAATGTTAACTCGGGAATATCAGTTGGGGAAAAGGATGCTCTGGAGGTTACTATTGATTTCACAAAAGCCCCGCCGTCAGAGCCGTCCAGCAAGGTTGCCACTCCCTGACCGGCCGGCCCGCCGGACGGATTGTCGGAAACGATAAATGCCGAGGCATTAAGCTGCAATCCGATTTCCAACTTCACTCCCGCCGCCTTGATCTCCTGCATGGCGGTATTAACTCTTGCCGCTTCCTCGCTCGTTATATCCCCAAAATCATTAACAAAACACCACATCAGCACAGTCAAAGGAAACACTTGCCGCAAAGCAACAGGAAGAGCTCCATGATTGACGAGCCGCTGCAAGTTAAAAAGCAGAACGTTCACTTGCCCTGAGCTGCGGAGTAAATTCAACTTCGTCCTGATTTCAACTCTGAAGTCCTCGTCTGATTTACCCTCTCGCAAAATATCATAGTCCGCCGCGAACAGATCAAGCTGAACTCCGACAGCATTCGATAGCGATTGCTCGACCAACAGCCGATTATTCAAGTCCTCCAGAACCTGAATCCTCTGGACATGAATTTCGTGAAGAGCATCCCAATTTGTCTTTCCTTTATATTGCCAGACGGCCCGTCCTTTCGCCTGATCGACATGATCGTCAATCGGCTCGTACATTTCCTCGGTCATAGCCCAGTTATATCTCCAATATTTATGTTAGCCACTTCGTCCGTCTCAATATCGATTACGGCTTTGTTCACGGGCGGAGTTATAATATCAAATTCGGGATCAGACTCCACCACGCCGTCAACGGAGTCGATAGCTCCTTTAATTAAAGACGGCGTCACGTTCCAGCCGTTTTGAAACTGAATGCCAATCAAAGCCGCTTTGATCTGATCATTACCATTTGCAGGGAAAATTTTGCCTTCAGCCGGATCTGAATTAGTCACCAATCCATTGCCGGCGTCAACATAAATTCTGATGGATATAGCCCTGGAAAAAGCCACGGGCTGGGGTTCGCCGCTCTGATCGATCAGCGTGGTTTCTTCCGTGCCATCCATTTTTATGCCGGCTGAAACGGCCTCCAGCAACAAAATATTCCATATATCCGCATCGGCTCCGCCCGTTACCAAACATCTGATGGAATGCGGCGGCAGTCCGTTCGCATCTACAAAATCAGTGACGTTTTGAAAGACCGTCGCAAACGTCACTCCTGTAACGTCCAAAAGTTTGGAGCGGATCGCGGTGGTGGTGGATCCTCCCTGAACCGCCAGAGTGGCGATCGCCCTGATTTTCGCTTCCGGATCCGTTTCAACATTTCGTCCGAGCGTAGCGTTAACCGCGTTTTCGACCCTATCTATTCCGGAAACGGCTGCGGCTATTGTCGTGATCGCTCCGGACAAAGCTTGGATTGGCCCGTCCTGATCGGAACGGGCGTTAAAAGGCGTCGCCTCCCTGGCTATTATAGTCCCGGTTGCCGGCGTCGCAGGCAGAGTTCCTGTGAGTTCATATTCGAATGTCGTTGCAGTTTCGGCTGTGATTTGTTGCAGATCGTTATATTCCGCCTGCTCCGCGCCCTCTATGAATACCCAGGAATCAACAGGAAATGAATGCCCGCCCGAAATCGTAACCGTCACCGTCGTACCGACCCGGGTTATTGAATCGACCGATTTATCAACCAGAGCCCCAAGAACGAAAGCTTCCGTGTTCAGAAAAATCTCGCCAGTCCCATCCACCGCCATCTTAAGTGCTTCCGCACTAACGGGCGTCGAGGGATCTCCGGCCGCATAGATGACGACGGTGGACGGTTGACTGATTAGCCGCTGAAGCTCGTTAGTCTCCAGATTTCTGTCCAGGGACGCGCCTCCCGACGTTGCCCGGTAATGAGAAAAATAATTTCCCTCTATCTGCTCCTGAAGCAATAGCTCCCGTTCCGCGTAAATTGAAAGCTGCTTGCCGGGGTTGGTGTCGTCCTCAACCTGTATGCCAGCTCCGTATTGCTGTTTATACCCGTTGTAGAAATCGTCATTGTATTCATAGCCGTTGATCAGTTCGTCTTTTATTTCGGCTAGTGTCTGAATTACAAGCCCATTTTCGTCTAATGTAATGGTCATTAGTTCACCGTTACTGTTGTGGTTATTTGTTGCTCTGAAAAGATCGTGGTTACAGTCGCTTTAATTTCAAAGCTGGTTTCAGTCAGAAAAGTGGTGGTCAAACTGATCAGTTGTTGAACTCCGAAGACATTATTAATTGTCTCTATAATTTCCGCTTCGTTCTCAAGACTCAGATCAGCCGCTCCCAGAATTCCCCGCTCGCCGTCGACATATCTCAAGCCCTCGTCAAGGTCCAGAAACCAATCGAACTTCGCCAAGCGCAGAACTGTCCCGATCTGCTGAACGACCGCGTCTTCGTCCTCCAACATGACGAAAGTTCCGTCCTCCACGGCCAAGTCCTGATCCGCAGTTTCCTTAAAAATGATGAATTGCGCGGCCATATTACTCGCTTATGCGTTCAAATATCGAATTGGTTTCTCTTCACTGATAGCATAATTAATTTCACTACGTGTGCTTTCACCAATATAATGATCTACATTCAAAACAAAAATTTCGTCTGCAAGATCGATTTTTCGTTTATGAAGCTCATCAAGGAATATTTTTTGCTTTTTGGAACATCCTACATCTTGCCCGTGCGCTTTTTTTTGAGAATGAGGATAAAAACCAACAGATAATACAATATTACCGTTCATAGTCTCATCATAATTCGCTTTTTGAAAAGCATCATAAAATCTAGTTGATCCACAAAGGCATACAATTTTGGGTTTATCGGATGACAGGGACATATTTCCTTGAGCATCAGTTATCAGCATTTTTTTGTATAATTTTTTCATTTTAAATATTAGTGATGCTTTCCATTAAAGTTTTCAATGTGGCCAGCAATAGAGGTTGCGCCGCTGTCAGATTAGCGGCCAGCGTGTCTCCGTCAGTCGCCGTTACTGTCTGAAAAAAGTTTAGAAAATCATACATAATTTTGAGAAAGTCCGCGTTGCTATTGCCAATTTTGAACTTTACCCCCTCCAGACCCAAAAATTCAAATGTGTTCGGTAATTGGGGATTCGGCCATTGTAGTGTTTCTGGATAAAGTCCCGGAATTGCCACTGCATCATTGATGTTAAATCGTCGGTTTTCCCCAGGATAAACGGTTTTTCCGCCGCTTGATCGCCATTCCGTGATATCGTGCTCGCAAGCCAGCACCAACACTTTCGAGCCGATCAAAGCTTCTTCTGGCGGCCTGATGATTGTTTTTTGAGTCCGCCCTGGATACATCAGGACAACGTCGTTAATTGGCTCAGGAGTCAACTCCGTATCGTTTCCTTCGACTTTAAACTTATGATTGGGCTGAACGTTCACAAGCCCAACTAGAGCCAAAGGAGCTATAATTGTAGCTGTAAAAACGGTCGAAACATTATCCAGCACGCGAGTGATTATCGCCTCCTGAGCCTCTATAAATTCCGCGTCTTCAGCCATAATATATTGTAGTATAAAATATTATTTTATTTGCTTTTATATTCTGATAGATAATTTAAGCAAACAATATAATATATTCTTTTATATTCCAGGATATGCTAAAAGCAGATAATATATTCCGAGATATAATAATAAAATATATTGTCTGCTTTTAGCATATCAGGCAATTCCGACCGTGGTGTCAATTTGTTTAGTTCGATCAAACACGGAAACGACTCTGCTGTCAAAATCTCCGTCCGCTCTGTTCGTCCCCGCGTGAGTGACTCTTTTGACAACAAATCGTCCGGACGGAAAAAAAGATGAAATCGTGTCTGAAAGTAATAGAACAGGGCTACTGATTTTTAGTTCGTTATCGAGCTGCACTACAAAATCCACGCCGATTTCAGTAGGTTTCGGAGATCCGAGCAACCCAGTTTCCTGATCATAAATAATTGCCGGCTCATCAAGAGGAACGCCGACCGGATTAAAACTGGCGGCTATATCGTCAAAATAAATATTGACGACTCCCAGCAATCCCCTGTTGATTTCATTAATCACATTATAGGCCGTTCCCTTGAATGTTGTCGCGGTCTTGAAAACTTGCCCAGCCATTCTGCTGATTAAGACTCCCTTGGCCTTGCTGTCTATAACCGCATCGATTTCCTTAAGAATTTCCAGAACCGCGTTGCTCTTGAGCTGCCCTTTTGCGAATGTTTTATTGATCGGAAGCTTCATCAGCTCATAGAAAATATTTCGACATTCCACCCGGGTGATTTTCAGCTTGCCCTCCCTGGTGGTGATGGCCGCAATCACTACCCCGGAAAAAATTCTTTTTGAGCGTCCTTCAAATCCGGCGAATAAATCGACTTTGCGCCCGAATTTGAATTCCAGAATTGGCTTCCTGAAATTGATCTTGGCAGCCGTGTCGTTGCTCAGATTCCAAAAAGTTATGTCCGCCCGGTTCGGCTCGGTGGAGACCTGCTTCTCCACCTGGAAGTCTATCTTGATCGGCTCTTTGCCTGGTATTTTCGGATCGTCGATTACGACCACGTCGGCGGGATTGTCCCGGTCCGTAAATTTTACGATTACCTCGCGGTTGAAAAGGAGATCAGTCATTATACCTCCGTATATTGCAAAATTATCCTATCACCCAAATTTGTTTTATTCGGCTCTGTATATTTTCCATCAAGGTCGATGATCTCCAAACGCCCAGGCGGAATTTCAAGATGCTTGAATTGTCTCGTCAGGTCTTGACCTCCCGCCAAGCGGATACCATTGACTACGTCGATAAAATCCAGATTCCAGCTGTCTATGCGTCTATTATAGCGCACTCTGAACGTATAAACCACGCCATCCAGTTCTTTCGTGAATGAATAATGGAAAATGTCGTTACGCAGAGGTATTATAATTATCGCCATCAGCTCAGATCTCCCAATCTAATCAGACCGAAAGCCGTATGTTCAACTTCAGTAATAACTGTTTTGGTAGTCCCCTGAACACCGGCTCCGGAGCGGGCGATAATAGGAAGTTCCGCGAACACGGCCCGACAGAGAACGCTTCGCCCATCCGCCGCCGTCCGGGGAATGCTTATACTTTTCAATGCGATATTACTATAGGACGCCAAGCCAGTCGTAATGATAAATTGCCGTTTGTCCAACTTCCAGCCGATCAATTTCAGAGCCGTTTTACGTCCTCGGCCTTCTTCAGCTTCCAGGGATTTTAAAGGGTTGAATTTGCTGACGGGAGTATCAGAAAAGCGCAGATCTAACGAGAGGTTCAAAGGCAAGTTGGTGATATGATCGGAGACGTTCGAGCCATCCTCAATCGGAAGTTCGGACACGTCTCCAGGGAAATTATGATCTTCCGATTCGGACACGTCCACTTCAATCAGATCGGAGCGGTCATCGAGCTGGATGATCAGTCGCGATTCGGTCGGTGGGAAAAAAGCCACCATTAGTCACCTCCGCGCCGCAGCGTCGTCGCTTTGCTCTGTTCCGCCACCGAGCCCATCGCCTTCCGAATTCCATTTTGAACCGCTTGCTCGATCGCCACCGGATCCGCAGACGCTCCGGACTGGATGGTGATTGGAACTGTGATATTGATTTTCTGATCAGTTGTGTCTGTTGGACGAGTAATATTTTGATCCGTCCTTCTTGTAAAATCAGGGATAGGCAAAGTTTGAAAACGTCTCTTTGGCTGAAAACCACGCGCACGAGCTTCCTCAAATCGTTTTTTAAATTCTTCTATAATTTCTCTAAAAAATTTTCCGACGATCGGATCCTTACTAATTTTTATTTCTCTGTCAACTCCATCCGCCTCTGGCAAAAATTCACCGACTGATGGAACTATATTTTCAGCAACCGTTTCGACAATAGATTCGAAAAGACTTTTCGCCTTGAGTCGGGCCCGGAATTCTTCGAGAACGCCGATAGCCGATTTTGTGATTGCCCTGATTGCCGGAAGTGTCTTTTCTCCTAATTCTTTGGCCGTCTCATCAAGAGTATTCAGCAGTTGTTTCTGTGAAAGGACTCCTGATTCGAGAAGTTCTGTAAGTTGTTTTTGAATTTGTGGCTGGATCGCTTTAAATAATTCCTCCACTTTCGCCGTTCTGGCGATAATCCCAGCTTGGCCCGGTCCCACTCCGGCTGTTTTGAGGAGTTCTATCTGCCGCTGGTTTAAATTACCTAGTTTAATCAGCAAATCAAGATCAGCTTGGCCAATAAAACTGGAAATCGCGGCCGTAATTTCAGAAACGCTTTTCCGATTAACGATGGCGAATTCCAGAGCCGGACGCAAACTTCTGATAAAAACGTCAGGATCCAGTCCCAACTCGAAAGCGGCTGCAGCCGTATTGACCAGCTCTAATTCCGTTGTCAGTTTGCCGAGCGTTTTATCGTCCAGAATACTATCGATTTCCGCCTTAAGTGGCTTGAATTTGCCTTTAAATTGAGATTCAAGCTGCTTCAGCCCCCGGGCGACGTCGGAAAATTTATTGAATGCCAGCACCGATGCGGCTCCTACCGCCACCACTCCAGCTGCTGCCCCCTTGAAAAATGTTTTCAAGCGGGAACCGAAACGTCCCAGACGCACCTGAGTCAAACCCTCCAGATTTTTTTTGGATCTGGTCACACCCGCGTTAAAGCGCGTTAACGGCGTAGTGTCGACTTTAAAACCCAACGTTGCGACTAATTCTCTAATCGACGGCATAATGAATCAGGGAGAATAATTTATGAAGAATATGGCAAGACAAGTTCCGTGTTTTTATCCTTTTCCGGATCTCTAGATTCTTTCCACGTATCGATCGCTTCCATGTCCAAAAAAATAATGCATCTGAGCATGTCTGACCAAGTCCAATGATTTTCAATTTCCGTAGCGGTGGCTTTCCCGGTCAGGACGATGTCCCACTTGAAAAGTTCGTACTCAGAGAAGCTTTCGCGGATTCTTTGTTCGGAGGTTCTGTCTTTTCCGGCTGGGATTCTTTTGAAAACAGCGGGGCAAGAATTTCTAAGGAGAATAATTTTTTTTTAAGTTCTTCAATCACCGAGCCAAAGTTTTGCTCGTAAATTTCTTTTAAAAGTTTGGGGAGATGCTCGTAATACTGCGTAAAATGAAGCTCGTATTCATTAGACACGCAAGCCGATTTTGGCGATTGAACGCAAGCCAGAATAGTTTCTTTAATAAAATCACTAAGCTCTTGCGGGGAAGCGTTTTTTGATAGGCCGCTGACTATTTCGCCGGCCGCGACGAAGAGATCCTTGTCTCCCGCGTAACCGCTGAACAACGCTTCAATTGATACCCCCATCAATTCGTTTGTTCTGCACAAAAAAACATTACGACTGGAGGCCAGCATTTCCATGATGCTGTAATTCACGCCGTCAAACGTGACTTTTTTCGTTCGAGGTGTAAAAGGTATGTCGGACATCAGGCGTTTCCTCCCAGAATCATTTCAAGATGCAGAACCAAAAGCGTCCAGGTGCGCGTCAGCACGCTGTTTTTGTTATAACTCCAATCCGGCCATTTTCTGAAAACAGCCGTTCCGCCCGCCGCCACGGTTGTCCCGGAAGCATCGTCAAATTGAAAAGGGTAAGTAATGCCGCTTTTAAGAGTCGCCTGGTGAAGAGCGGTTAATAGAAAATTATCATTAGATGTTTGCAGCAGATTAATATCAACCTCGAATCTGGTATCGTGAGTCAGAATAATTCCAGCTTCGCCGCTGGCTCCCTGGCTGTCGTTTATGGATTGTCCAAGCTGGCGGAACGCTATAAAAACGTCGTCGGACCACCCCTTTATTGGCAAAGTGCCTATAATCGCGCTGATTTCACGCGGGTTAATGATTCCCGTTTCTTGCGAACTTGGCATATATTACTCCTATGTGACCACTTTGATATTAATCGCGAGGGACAGAATTTCGTTGCCGCTCCTGACCTTGACATTATAGCGCATGATATTGTTGTTTTTATCTTCAGTCGGCACTGTATTCGCTCGATTGTAGGTTATAAGCCAATTCAGCGTGTCGCTATAGGGAGTTATTCCTTTCCGATCAAACTGTTGTCCCAGCGGCACCTGAAAAGCATTAGGCGGTATCGCCAAGCTGGCGTTATCATATACAAGCTGCTCATTGCCGATAAAAGCCTGAAGTCCCGCTTCCTGCAGGCGAATTTTCAGCCAGATAGCCACGGCTTGGCTTTTAATTGTCCGCCCCGAAACCATACGTCCATACTGTAGCACCGGCTGTCCAGCCAATTTTTTATAAAAATTACCGCCTTTGCCTCCTCCATCCGCCTGAGCGATCACTAAAGCCTGAGACGGGCTGAGAATTTCGTCCGGAGTCGATTCGAACCCGACAATGTTTTTATATCCCCAGGAAGATCCGCCTATTCCTTCCGGCCTGCCGAGCTGCCTTGACTGCACCCCAGTTTCCTTAAATCCGTAGTGGCCGAAATAGTCTATAGCCCCGTTATTGGTATCAGCTCCGTCCGCAACTCCCGGCGAGGCAAATGTGAAGTTGTCGAGATCGACAACTGCCAGCACGGTCTGATTTCCATTTAAAGCGGCTCCGTCCGCTCCGGAGACGGTCAACGATTCGTTTTTTCTCAGATTATGGTTAACAAGAGTGAAAGTGGCTACCTCGTCGGCAACGGTTATATTGCCGTCGACCGCATCCACGCCGGCTCTATGATACCACATCAGATAGGTGTTGTCGTATCCCAGCCCCTCCAGAGTCGAAAGCAAATCAGTAGTATCATTCGAGTCATAAATGTCGTTGTCCTCAACAGTGACTCCGTAAATAACCGGCTTTGCCTCGACCCAAGCGGCTATTGCCAGAATATCGGCGGTGAGCTTGTAAATAGTAATCAAATGAAACCAGTTCGCGTCTTTATCCCAGATCGCGTTCAGAGCCGCAGTTATATCAGCGTCCCCCGTATGATAATCAAGCGTTCCAGTATCGTCAGCCACTCCGGCGGCCGCGAAAGTGAAAGTATCCGCACTCGGAGTGGATATAATAGTTTTTACCCCGTTCAGAAGTGGACTGATATCGGAGTTTAAATTTGTAACTTCTTCGCCTGGAGATAAACCATGACCAATGCTTGTGACAGTCGCTCCATTGCTCACCACCACCACCGCTTTGCCAGTTTCAACAATTCCCTTAGGCTTCTGAATCGCTATTTTGATGCTGGAATTATGCGGCTGTTGCGAAAAATGCGGAACCGCCGCCTTGTACACTTTACTGGTCGTTCCCCAATCGTCGGCGATATCAGCCAGCAGAAAATATTCTTTCGTCCTCGTTGCTATTACCGCTTGCGGACTTTCATTCGTCAAAATAGCGGCGACGTTCAAATCAGTTGACGTTATCGAATCATCCGCGACAACAACTCCGACGTTGACCGCTTGATCCTCCAAAATTCCCATATTTTAGTCCTCGATTTCGAGTGTGACAATCAAGCCGTCCGCATTGAAAAACGGAACGTCTTCTTCAGTTATGGTAAAAACATAATTAACGCTGAATTCCATGATCTGACGCCGTTCCACCAGATCTCCAAGCGCAATATCTCCATTTATGCTCGGCCTGACTGCCAGAACTCCAAAACCGTTATCGGCTTGGAACTGGCGTGATCTGGAAAAGCCCAGAGCCGTTTTAAAGAATTTCGCCAAGTTCTGCGCCGAAAATTCGCCCTTATTGTCATTGCTATAAAAAATCAGCTCGCATTGAGCTATGTTAAAAGTAGACATCTGTTCATCAACCTGAGACGCGCTCTGGCTGATCGTTTCCGAGATAGGAAAACCTTTATCATCATCAGATTGGACCCAAACGGTTGTATAAGGTTTTGGAGGGGCGGCGGAATAGGAGTTTTTTTTGATAACCTGGACGGTCGGTTTTTTTAATACCTCGTCCACAAATTGTTTCAATAATCCCGCGTCCATGTTATATATTATTATCTAAAAGCATATATTGGCTAATTTTATATTCTAATGTCTTATATAAGATAACCTTAGCATATATAATAATATTACACATTATTTGCTAATATATTCTAATATTATACTTTAGCAGATAATACATAATATTGTTATATATTAGCAAACATTATGCTATATTGTCCTGTTCTCCGGTCCTGATTAAATCCAACTCTTTATGCCCACCTGTCCGGCCTGGCCATGTCTGAATAGCGTTAACCGTGAAAATTGCTCCTTCTACGCTAATCGTATCCTTTTCCTTCACTGCCTCATATGTCCAGCCCCTTTTGACGTCCTCCAGTCGCTGCCCTTCCTGCAGATCTTTGATCAGCTTCCCGTCGCCGATCGGCTGAGTATGCAACATAATAGTTCCCGGAGTGGAGGGAAGCGGGATCGGATCCCCATTCTCATCATACGTCTGCGTTGTCCGGTCTCCAAACCTGATTATATCATGAGCCGACGAATATCGATCTATGATACGTCTGGTGTCTTTTCCTCCGGGAAATCTAGCTGACATAACTAAACCTCCAGACCTCTACGGCCAAAGACCACCGCTTTGAGGGCTTGCTGAAGTCGTCCGGAATCCTGTAGAGGATGTTTCCCGCCTCCTTTCATACGAATAGTGGCCGGCGCGTTCGGCTCGAAATTATTGCCCTCGGCAATCTCGTTTCTAATAAAAGCTACAAATTGATCTCCCCAGTTTTCCAATGCTTGTTTCAGCAGCAGCTTATCATCAATCACCAGCCCACCAAGATCGAAACCTAGTTTTTTAAGCTCATCCAATCTTTTATCAAATGTTTGACGAATAAAAGGACGGGAGGGAATTTTGATTTTATGCGGCTTAGTGATCCCTGCAACATTTTGCGTTCCTTTTTTTACAAATTTGGCTCTACCGCCTTTTCCTATAATATAGGGCGTTCCGCCTGGATGATCAATGTCCGCTCCAAACTCCTGAACGTTCGCTATCATCAAAAGCTCGGCATCCTCATCCGACTGAATTCCAACTTTGACGCTTTTCGAGGAAAAATCTTTCAATGTCTTGGCCAATTTATCCCAGCCGCTGTCGGTCTCGGAAATGCTTGCGGTTAATTCGATCATGAAAATTTTTACCTTTTTAACGAGGGTTAAAACGACTTTCAAGCATTAAGCAATAGCACGGCATTATTAACCAGGAATGTTCTTTTTGAAACCCTGTAGCTTGCCTCCGCTGTAAATCCCAAAACTGACGATATTATTCGCTTTAAAGTTCTTTATATAATTAAAATACGCCCGGCCATAATGAGTCTCACCCCAATATTGATCCGCAGTCGGATTATTGACCGGCTGATTCTTCGCTGAACTGATCGAGCCTATAACCTCAGTCGTGAACGCCCCCTCGCCGGCTGACTCGAGCGTAGACTGTTCCGCGACATGCGCAGCCCAATAACGCCGCAAAATTTTAGTCAGCTTCCCGTAGGTCTCCGGCACATGACAATTAGCCTCGTCGATAATCATCTCCTGTTCCTCTGCCGTGAAAAGAGCAAGTTTGTCCTCTATGGATTTGGCTGTGGCCAGAACGTCGTCCCAAGTGATTTCGTAAGCCATTTAGTCCTCTTCCAACGCTTTCCTGCGCGTTTCCAAAAGATGCAGATGGCGTTTGCGATTATATTTTAACTGATCTTCGTCCGGCATACTCTCGAACTCAATTGCAGTGATTTTATAGAGCCCTTCTTTTTCCATAGCCCAAAAAGATTTTTCCTTCACCAATGCCTCTTTCTCCTTCCGACTTATATAACTAAACACGGGTTTCAGCATCTGAGGATTTGCTTTCGGGAGCACCCCCGCAATTGTAACGGTTATCGGCATTCCGCTTTTTTTATCAACCTGCAACGCTTCCGGGCTGAATGATGTCGTTTTTGCGGAGGTGGATTTAACTCTGAAATATTCTTGTTTTTTAGGCATATTAATTAAATGTCATAGATTTCTATTATCGCCACGGGATAAATGACTTCAACTCCGCCGTGAATAATTTCACCGGGGAATTTGATAAGGAGATCGACCCATTGCATTGGGGCCCATAAAATATTTTCATTGACGCGGTATCTTAAAACCCTTGGATCAAACGGATAGATCAACGCCTGATTGCTGCCGCCGGGACCGCTGCCTGCTATATCGGGAATAACATCGATTCTGCCGATACCGGCGTCGACGTTATTTCTGATGAAACTCAATAAGGTGGTGTCGGTTCCAGCCGCCATCCGCCTGTTCAGATTCTGTTTCGTCGCCCGATCTATAATCATATTGAATACCGTATTCTCGGCCGTCCAATTTTCTCTTGAATTGACGGCTATTTGTCCGATCCCGCCATTGATGTCCGCAAATACGGAATCATTTGATTTATTGAGATCTGACCAGCTTCTCGTCCCTCCATCCAGTACCGCCTGAAGATTGGGAACTCCCGGATGATTGATCGCTCCGAAAAGTCCTCTGGCCGAGTCTCCGTTCCATGCCGTGTCATCTAGCTCTATCGCGACAGCCTGTAGCGAGGCTATTAAAAGTTCATCCGTGAGTGGTTCCCCTGAATAGGCCGCTTTTCTCAGGTCGTCAGTGGTATACTGATAACCGAGCGTTGAGGTCACTATTTTGTTAGTGAAACGCTCGTTTTTAACGCCGACGTAATTCACCCCAGTCATTTTGCCAGGACTGGACTTATTAGTCCGTCCAGTGGATTCCCACATCGTGTATTTTGTCTCCGTCGCTCCCACCGCCACGGTTTTGACGGGCAATAGACCTTTCCATTTCCCCAGCACTTGCTTCAGAACCCGGTATCTGATCGGATCGAAATCAGTCAGTTGAGGCTCGTAGAAAATTCCTTCCTCGGCATCCATCCGGGCCTGTTTTCGTTTCCAGATAAATTTTTCAATTTCGGCGATATTATTGGCCCGCGCCTCTTTGGTGTCGCAACGCTCAAATAATTCAGACACGCCGTTATACAAAGGATTAGTGGCTTCTTGAGCTTCCAGGTGCGCACCTCTGAATCCCTCGCTCAATCTATTTAATCCATTTTTCATTTCACTGTCCGAATGTCCAACGCCGAATGCTCTCATCCACGACGGTTTGCTCGTCAATTCGTGCATAATTATGTCAACACGACTGATTTCTGCTCGAACTCTTGAATCAAGTCTCACAACACTACTCATTTTTTTATCTCCTTATGAGCCGAGCACGGCGTCAATGTTAAATCTCATCATAACGATATCACCCTCTACGCCGCCCTGTTGAAAGCTGCCCGGAATTTTTGTCGCCTTATCCGTATCGGCATCATTTCTGTAGGTATACTGGGTCGAAGCTCCGCCCGCAGTGTGGACGTAATAGGCGTCATCTCCGGCCTCCACGGTGGAGCCCAGCTCGATGGCGATATCTCCCTCCTCCAACAGCGTTATTGCGTCACCGAGACTGAAATTGATAACTCCGTCAGAAAAACGCTTCGCCTTACCGCCAGAAACGGGCTTGACCACGAGACCCTTTATGTCCTTTTGAACGAAAGCCACAACGCTATAATCTAGTGTTCCCGATGCGTCTCCCTCTGAAGTGGGGAAAGAAAAACTCCCTGCGTCAATAATAGTTATGTGGCGTTCACCGTTCAGTGCCGTCGTGGGAGTAGCGGTAGCGACCAGGATTTTCTGTCCGTCTTCAAGGCCATGAGCCGCGCTGGTCACTTCTGCGACATTATCAGTGATATCATATACTTTACCCGTCACCGCAGACAGAATCGAATCCGGTTGTCTGGCTCCGTCGTCCTTGTCCGCGCCTCTTACGAGCAGCTCGCCGAATTCAATATTGGTAACATCTTCAGAGATCGCGGTTACGTCTCTCACATAATGAGAAGTCGCCACCTGGCCCTTTTGCCACTGATCCTGATATTTGCTTACAGTCGTTTGCGACATACTATTTTCTCCTTATTTCGGCATATAATTGATTTCGCCTTGCTGATCAGGCATAGTGTCCGAAGCATTCTTGCTTTTATAAAAGTCCAGAGCTTTCAAAGTCTTTTGTTTTGACGCCACCCCGCTCCAATTTAATTTTATGCTATCGAACTGACCCTCCAGATAACCACTCGAATCAAGCCGACTTTCGTCGGCCTTCGGATTTTCAGCCATGCAGATGGCTTTTTTGATTTCCTTGTTGCTCATTTTTTGAAAATCTTCGATCTTGATTTCTCCGGCCATGGTTTCAAGTTCGGAGCGTTCTTTGACGTCGGCATCAAATCTTTCAGCCGGGATCGCTTCCGCAAGCTTTTGCTCGACCTTTTCTTTGTCGGCTTTGACCTGATCCCTTTCCCCCTCGGCCCTGTCCAGTCTCGTTTGAGATCCATTTAAAGCGACTATCATGTCATCGCGCTGTTTGAGCAATATCGCGACTTCCGGCGTGTCATCAAGTGTAAGAGAATCCAGCCTGATGGCGTTTTCTCCTTTGCCTATTTCTACGCCCGGTATTTTTATTTTTGGCATAACCAAATCCTCTTTTTCAATTTTATCAATTAGCTCGGAAACTTGATCAAAACGGAATTCGCATCCATCACCGCCTCTGGCTTCTCCGGCGGAAAGGCCGCCCGTAACATGATTGTATCTTATATTTCTTTGTCTCTGATCGTATCTGACTCCCTCAAATTCTCCGGTGACTTTTTCTATACTACATCTGTAGCCGGCCGAAAGTTTAGGTTTTTTTAAACCTATAATGACGTCTATCGCTTTCTGGTCCTGAACCGATATTTTGCATTGAAGATAATTATCGATTCTGCTGACATTTTCGCCCGTCATGCCGTGAGAGTTTTCTTTGACTGTCTCGGAATTAAGCAGCTGGCCTTTATGAAGCATACTGAAAGGCTTCATCGCCAAGGTTTTCATTGAGTCCGGATCAAAAACATCGTCCGGATGTCTCAGCTCTCTGACTGTGTTCCCACGGTGATCTTTATATGTAAAAACACCCGCCTTGGTGGGCCTGGCGTTTAGTACCAGAAATCCATTTTCGTCTACTTTTTCCGCTACGCTGGGGATGAAGCTGTCCGTCCTGAATTCGTCTGTCATCCGAAAATCCTACCGATAAAATTAAAGCACCAGTCGAAAATCGACTCCATTTCCGGCGCGAAATGGATAACTAGAAAGATAATACAGACGGCGTTAATAGTAAAAAACATACACGCCATGGATCGGCTGAGCCAGAGCCGCATTTGACCGCCATTCCTGATTCTCCATGATATATTGATCGAAGCCATCAGCAACCCCACTGCTGCGAAAAAATACATATTGTTCGCTTTGTGGATAATATCGTAGGCTCCTGCAGCGTCAGTGAAGGAAAATCCCAAAGCAACGCGGGGCAAAAAAAAGCTTAATAAAAAATACTTATGCCACGTTGCTTTTAGAATTTGAGCTGGATAAGGAGACCACGGCCGGCTCTGATTTTTTGTTTGACTCATATTCCTCTTTCCAACTCTTGAATAATTGCTCGATCTTCAATCCCGTGAATGCGAAAGGCAAGAACGAAGTGAGTGCTACGAAAGACACCAGCGTAAAATATGTAGATCCCAAAATTTCGAGTCCGTATCCCAAACGGTGCAGTAACGCCGTCCAGATTGCGAAGATCATCTGGCGAACATATAAAGACGGATTGAAGGGCGTCGAAAAAACAGCCCAGCAGGCGACAAATAAAAGAATGAAGCCCGCAAGAACCAACCAAAAGATTTCGCTGCTTTGTAACGTGTAGAGAATCACCTCGACATGAGACTGAGTTTTTAAATATATAGAATGCGAAATCAATAATACCAGGGGAATGATGATCAACACTCTATGTATATCCTGAGTATCGCGAAAAACCATCAAAAACCTCTGTACAAAGTTCATCTTGATGGTTTTTTCCAAAAGCCCGAAGAACGGTATATAAAATTTCATTTTTTATGTCGACAGTAATCTATCTAATTCGGCTGCAATTAAAGCCCCCGATATTGTTAGTTTTTTTATGCGATCATGCGTATCTCTTTTGTCATGCGTTTTTATGTACCCAGGGGCATTATCTGAATATCTATAATATTTACTGAACCAAGGCCATGGATCAAAAATTTCTGGTGGTTCGCCCATTTGGGACTTTAAAACAAAAACTTCTTCTTTATCCAGCGCGTAGCATGCAGCTGCCATTGCTAATTCGTTTGATGTATGTTGCAAATCATGCTCAGCAGACCACCCCTCATCGTTTATCTGCCTTTTTCTTTCCTTTGCTATTAACTCAATTCCTGTTCCCATTTTATATCGCCGGTGAAAATATGTTGCCATCAAAGCCGCATCGAAAAGCCGCTTTCACGTCGCCGTCGTCGGCCACTACGAATTTTTTATCAGGACTCAACTTTATATCATCCTCGTCAATGTCTTTTATATTTTCCACCGGCGCGTTTTTCAAATATAGCCAGTAGTCGTCCCAACGATATTTTGTCCCGCTCCATTCCGGGACTGCGGCGCGCAGACTTATCGGCCAGATGAAATTTTCAATCGTCAAGTATTGTCCCGCTAAATAAGCACCGAGTTCCTCGACTGAAAGAAGCCGTCCGGCGATCATCTCGCAAAATTTTTCCGCCTGACTCTTTGTAACGAGCATAAAGGAACCATCTTTATTCTGGATCAGATCATCCGTCACAAAGAAATTGTTGCCGGCGAATCGATAAAGGTCTTTCAGCTTTTTGCCGGAACCGAAATTTCGTTTATACAACGCGTTAAACTCAGTAAAAGCTGCTGTTTCATAAACATGATGTTTGTTCGTCAGAATCCGAGGATCCATTTCGTCGGTCATTTTTATAACTTGAGCGGCATTAAAGCGACTCCAGACGTCAATTATAAAATCGCCGAAGGTGGTACTTTTTATGAAATAAAAAAATGTTGATAGGAAAAAAAATGACCAAAAAATGAATTTTATAGTTTTCCAGCTTCCGGAAGCTGCTTTTTGAACTGCCGCAGCGGTTTTTTCTCCGTCAAGCAGAACATTCTTTTGAACCACCTCAATTTTTTCGTTAACCACTCCCTGTACAATCAGCTCCAAAGGGGTATTCAAATTCAGACGAGAATCATCGAATCTGATCTTTATGATATTGTTCGTCTGATCTGTGATGTATGCGGTCGGCGGGGCATAAGAAGTGCTGTTCAGAATTTTGCAAATCAAAAGGTCAAAATTATGATTTTGCAAATTTATGACTTCGAAATCTTTTTCGCGGGAATTCGGAACGGCAACCGTGAAAGGTTTACCAAGTTCAATTTTTTGTCTGGACGTAGGCATTGTTTTTCTCAGGATTTTTTATTTAATATACACTGAGCTTCTTTATGCTCGATTTTTCAGGCGTTTTGTCAAGTTCTTCCCAATCGTATATCAATCCATCATCATAGTGGAGAGTCATGCGTTTGATCGATATTTTCACGAGTGGTGCGCATCTCCCAATCGCCTGGGCCTGCGCCATCATCAGAGGTTTTGGGAACTTTATATCCAGGAACGCAAGACAGCGCGGACTCGGAATCGCAGGGAGCTAACTCTTCCAAATCGCAGCCGCATTCTTCCCCGCAAAGCCCATCGAAATTATTGTCTTCTAGGTATTTATGGACTATTTCAATTACATTCATTAAGCCGCTTTTGGTAGAGTATAGCCGGGAATTCTTCCCTCGCCAATCAGTTTTTGTGTTTTAAGTTCCGCCGCTTCCAAAGCCCTGGATCGTCTCCCCAGAAGATCATCGATCACCGGCTCCGCCCAACATTTACAGTTTATATCCTGCCCTGGATGATTTCGCTCTCCGGCTCGTTTCCCCGCCAAAACGGTTATAGGCGGAAAGTTCCAATCAAATACAGCTCCCTCTAGTCCGGCGTGATCATCTGTTCCGTCTGAGTTCGCTTTTGACCTGACGCGAGTATTGCGACGAGTTCTCCATATATAACGTTTTATATGATTATTCTGCTGACGCTGACTCTCCAGGTCGGAATTGAGTTTTTGAACCTGATCGATCGCGATCAGGTTGGCGCGGCTTTGAGTCGTTTTAGTCAGGTCCGTAATTTCTGCCGTCAGTTCACTGACGCTCGTGCCTTTCCTCAGAGCCTGATTGGTTTTCTCTCTGATCGTATCGAAATAAGAATTGTTCAGAGAAACTATTTTATTCACGTTCTGGTCGCCGGCCACTTCCAGAAAACCGCTTAGTTCAGGCTCGAACTGCAAAGGATCAACGCCGGCGATTTTTTTAAATGTCCTCGAAAACTGCGTCTTGTGATGCCTGTCAACCTGCTTCTGCATAGGTTGAACTAATTGTTTGGCTAATAGCGAGGAGTATCTGCCCAGATTGGGCTTTTCCAGGCTGGACATGCCGCCGAAATACCGATCTAAAATTTTGTTGATGACTGGATTTATAATATCCGCGTCATCGTCTATGTCCGTCCTGACCGCGCCTCCGAAGCCGTCCAAGTCGTCTTCTCTTAGAACCGGAAACAAATGTTTTTTGACTAACTCGAATCCCCTGCCGACTTCAGTCCGCAGCTTTTTAGACCAAGCCGCCGCGAGCAAATCAGGATGAATTGGATCAAGAGGACGTCGCCCTGTTTTAGCCCGGGCGCGAAGCAACTTTTTTCTGCGTTCGGAAATTTTTTGAGGCATAGATGATTTTAATACTTATCTTAAAACAAGTAAATCAAAAAAATCAATGGATTATTATTAATAGTTCGTCAGAAATTCGTTTCACTATGTCTTTATGTGTAATAATTTAGTTATCATAGAAAATCATATGATAACTAAATTTCTATATAAAGGAAAACATGAATGATTTAATCCCCGGACCAGATGACCAATCTCCATTAGACCTGATCGCCGCACAGTCTAATAATCGCACTCCAAATTACATGGAGCAGTTCGAAGCCACGAGAGCGCGTTATGAATACATTGCGGGCCAACTCCACAAAATTTCATTACAAGAAGCCCTCGATAATTGGCTGTCAACCCTGAATTTCCATACAGCGAAGGCTTATCGATATGCATTTAAACGCCTGGAGGAACTGCAATTTGTGATTATTAACTGTACTCTGAAGCAGTTCAGCATGTTTAATCATGAAATTGTTATTGATTCCGTTAAAAACTACGTACCCTGGAGCGAAGCCACAAGGCAAGCCCGCGCCGCCGCTTATGTCTCATTTACCGGATTTCTTGACCGTCAGACGGGCGGAATTATTCAAAAAGCAATTATAAAAAAAACAGGAATCAATAAAACCTTTTTCAAGGTTAGAGACAAAGTCAAAACGAAATCATTATCTATCAGGCAGACTAAACTGTTTATGCGGGAGTTGGAAAAGCTTGATGAGCGGTATGCTCTGCTTGCTAAAGTTATGCTGCAGGGGGGAAAACGAACGAACGAGGTTTTGAGTTTGACAGTGAAAAACGTTAATTTACTGCAAAAACAAATTACTTTCAGACAAAGCAAAACAGGCGGAACTATAAAAGTAACGGTTATTAATTATCCTTCTCACATTATGCGCGACTTACGACGTCATATAGGCGACCGTACTGGCGATGATCTTGTTTTCGTCACCAGGACGGGTAAAAAAATTTGCAATAATCCGCTGATTTTGGTTTTTGTCAAAGCCGGCAAAAACGCACGTATCCCCTTCAGGGTTACTCCGCACGTCATGAGAGTGACATTAGTTACTCGTTTGAAAGAGTTAAGAGTTCATGATTCTGATATTATGAAAATCACAGGACATAGTAATTTAAAACAACTCGAAGAATACGATAAATCGGAAGCCGGCCACAACGCCACGTTGAAGTATAGTTTTGTATAATTTAAACTCCTATCATTTTTACATTATCGGGCAAAGTTGCATGCCCTGATGTAATCCACTCCTCGCCCGCCGCCGCGCCCGCCGCCGCCTGCGTTGCCCCGCTGGGGCTATTTGTAAATAAACTGCCGGACACATCCAGTTCACCGATCACGTCTAAATTTTGACTAACTTTCATATCGTTAGTCACAGTGACCAACCCAGTACTAGATATCGATATTTTGACATTAGTGCCGATTCGAAGATACAAAAAAGAATTTGTATCTACAAACATATCGCCTTTTATTGTCCCGCCAGATAGCCCGGTAGTCGTCCACCTGACGAATTGATTTGTTTTCAGATAAAGAGTTCCGTCCTGCTCTGTAACCCCCAAGCCCGCCATTTTTCTGGTTGATGGATCAATAGTGACAGGAGAAAAACTGACATTACCATTGACATCCGACGCGATCGCTATCTGATCAACAGTTGAAGAACCAGGCCCGGTTATTTTCGCAGCTAAAAGTGAACCTTCGGCCACGTCGCCAGCTCCGCTGCCAAAGTCTTTATTAAAAGCTGTGTTTTTTGCGAAAACAAGCTCATAAAGATCACCCAGAGTCACTACTCCAACACGACCATCCACGCTGACGACGTCTCCTCCTCCACCGTCCTGCCAATCAGTCCCCAGGACTTTATTGATTTCCGCAATCATCTCCTTTCCGGAAATGCCCGCAGTGATTTTTCGGACTTTGTTGTCCTGGACGAATTGCCTCAACGCCCCGATTTTTTCATTAAAGAACGATTTAGAAACAAAGCTCCGCGCCAGCGTGGCCCTGATATCGTCCGATAAATCCAGATCCAACAAGGCTTTTTCAGCTATATCTACTCGGTCCTGATCCGTCAGTTCATAATTTTTGAACTGATGTCTAATCTTGTCATAATCGACAGTCGCGTCCATGCGCGAAGAAATTTTCTCCGCCAGCTGATTCAATTGATCTGGAGCGATTTCAATCTGATCATCCAGCAGAAGCTGTTTTTTTAATATGTTGACAGCTTCCTGAGCAATCGCGTGTATTGCTTCAGACGATAAAACAAGCTCTTTCTGATTTTTACTCATTTTTGATTCCTCTAAACGATTGCGATAAATTACGATTTATGTAATTATTATTACTGAGCCACTACGGCAAGTATTCCTGAAAAACAAAGTCCCTGCAACTTATTCTGATAAAAAATAAAATGAACAATGCTGAAGAAGAAGTTTATGATTTTCAGAACTGTTTAATTGAAACGCCTGAAGAAAAGTTAATAACGCTGACCTCTTTAACAACATTCGCGTCGATTTACATAAAAGATAATTTTTCTAAAGCCGAGACCAGAACCGCCAAAAAAAACGATCTGAAGAAGTTTTTAACTTTTTTAACAGAGCATAGTATTAAAACACTGAATGACCTAGCCGTTGAGTCACTGTCCAAACTCAATGATTTGTGCCAGATGTTTATGACTCAAAGAAGCAACGCCGGCGACAGTTCCCGGACGCTGCGGCGTAGAATCAGCACTATTCAAAATTTTCTCAATCACCTGGCGGAAACTCAAGCCTGGATTTTACCTGTTGTCCCGGCACTAAAATACAAGAATCCGGATCAAGAGGCAATTCGCAGTTCAGCCCCGACTATCACAATAGAAGAATGGAAAAAGCTCAAGGAACAGTTAAAACATGCCAAAAATCCGCAAGTCCGCCCGCTGGCATGTCTGGCCGTCATGGGAGGAGGACGCACTTTCGCTGAATGCAAAAATGTGGTCTGGAATGACGTGGACTTTAAGAACAACAGAATCGTGATCAGGAAAGCGCAATGGAAAAATGAGTTGGAACTGATTCCGGAGCTGAAAAAAATTCTCAAGAACTTCAGAGGAACCAAGGATCCCGACGAGCCTCTTTTTACAATTCATCCGCAGGTCATGAACAAAACGCTGAAAGTTCACGCCCGCCAAGTGGGAATTGATGATTCGATCAGCTTCATGAGTTTTCGCGCCAGCTTTATCAGATGGGCCGCCGAACGCGAGGATTCGCTGACGGAAGTGCTCAACGCCACTCTGCATAAAAGCACTCAGACAATGCGTCAATATTACGATTATTCCAAACAGGTTATTCCGGTAAGTTCAATTTTAAAGACAAAGGTATAAATGAAACCAATATTTTTTAAAGAAAAATTAGGGGCAACATTTAAAGCGGTTTTAGAAAGTTCCCAGACTGGGGCGAGAATAGTTTGCCAAGATCTAGACGCCGCTTTGAGTATATCAAAAAACGCAACATGGTGGAAATATAGTATTCCCACGCCCGTAACATCAGACGAATTTCAACAAGGATTTTATTACCGAGGCGACAATAAAATAACAATAGTTGAAAAACGGTGTGATAAAGTCGAGGCCGCGCCACTTCCAGAAAAACGTCCGGCCGCGCCTATTGACCTAAACAAAGACGGGCAATGGGCATTTTAATGCTCAAAGCCACCAACCTCTGAATTGCCAGGGAAAGATTTTATCAAGCATCAGATGCACTATAATTCCGAGTCCGAAGGCCATCATCAAAGAATTTCCCTGAAAAAGGCTCATAAAAACACATGCAGCCGGCAACCAGTATTTATGCAACGGCCCCCGATGCTGTATGGCCATCAGCAGCAAGGCCATCAGTCCGATTACCGCGCTAATTGCAATCGCGCCATGCTCTCGCGCTAAAAAACCGTAACCGAACAATAGTCCCGCCGCCAAGAAGCCCAGTCTGCCAAACCATTTCGCGGGGATTGATGCTATATCCAAATCAGGAACTTGACCACCCAGCCATAATACGCCACCAATTTCCGCCGCCATCCTCAAAGAATTCCCTGCCTCCAACGTCAACGCCGTCGCGATGATCCCTACGACGCCAGCCCCGACAGCATGTCCTAAAAATTTCATATTACGAATAGTTTTCTTCGGTCCATTTTTTCCAATCAAAGTCACAATCTCCTAATTCCTGACAAAGCATTGCGTCCATTTGGCACTTTGGACACTCGGGAACTTTAACTGTAATTTTAGTTCCAGCGGGAAAATTCTTAGCAAGAAAGGTGACATCGTCTGATGTATCCTCGTCTTTATCCCCATCGGAAAAATTACAGAACTGCGGTATAATTTTATCGCATGTATCTCCGCCATACACATCCGGCCGCATTTCCGTCCAAGCGATTTCTTGATATTTCATAACAAATCTATCATCTTTGGAATTGCACAATCCTCGCAACAAATCAATTCCTGCTCCAAAGCCTCAGCGGTGTCAGGAAAAAGCCTCTGACGCTCCTTCACGCTCTTTTCTTTGTCAGATGTAAGCTCGAACATAGCCCCGCATTCAAGACAAGCCTTCGCGTTTTCTTCACCCATAACATTTTGTGTGTAATTATTATTACTGAACGCCTCCGTGTTCCACTTCGTTAAAACGAAATCACCGACCAAAAAAAATATTTAAAAACAATAAAATCACAGACCTTTATTCTAATGAAAAGTATAAGAAAAGCGAACAATATCAGAGAGTGCCTAAAACAAGAAGTGGTCAGTAATAATAATTACTAACAGTATATCTATTTTATGATCACTTTAAAAATTGTTGGCGTATCCTCTTTTTTCATATCCGTCCGCTTTTCGTCCTCTTCCGAGGAAGGATCTTCCGCCAGCTCCGTTTCCTCATCATCAGGCTCCATACTCTCCCGCCCGTCAAAATCAATTATAGTCTGCTCCAAATTCGCCTCCGGAGTCGACCACATCGATATTGCGGCCTCATCCGGGTGAATCATATTGGCGTCTATAGCCATTTGGTACATCTCAACTTTGCTTTTTTCAGCTTCCACTCGCTCTTTCAAATCCAAATCCTTGAGCGGTGGAAAAAGGAAAGGAAAGTCTTCCGGATCATATCCCAAAAGCCAGATCATCTTTTCCAAACGTGAACGATCCTTATGTTCCTGATCGAAACGCAGACTCTCGTGATAGTTTTTGACGTCGGTTTCCGCCGCAGTCCCGGCCAAGGCTCCACCTTCCGCCGAAAAAAATCTCGAATAGGGAATATTCCAAGCTCCGCAAACAACATTCGTCATAATTTGCGCCATCTGGGGCAAGCCCGTCACCGTCGTTGCTTGTTTTAACAGCTTTGTTTCCCCGCCATGAATGCCAATATTTTGATTGTGAGCGTTTTTCGCGGCCATGCCAATCATTTTGCCGATGACCTCCCAGGCCCCTTTCTCTATCAGTTCCTGTAAATTCTCTATTTGAAGACTTTTATAATTAAAGTCTTCAAACGTATCAGCCATGGCCTTCATGCTGATTCCGAAATATTTCACCGCGTCATTTACACGCTGAAGAACAGAATTGCCCCACATATGATTCGCTGCTCTTTGACGAATCGAAAGCGGTAATCCCTTGAAAATTATGCAACGTGATTCATGCGCGAAAACCACCCGAGCATAACCGGTAGTAAAAAGCGTCAGCGAATAGATCTCTGGTTCTCCCAGTTTCGGATGGTCGTATCCGTGAATTTCAGGGAGATAATACGATGCGGGAAATGCAAACCAACGGTCGACAACCCAGACTTTGTTAGGGATACCGCGCTGCGATTCTTTAATGTCGAAATTAACACTCCTTTTGACTTTAACTCCTCGCGAATCCAGATCAATCCCGAAATCATTATCATCTCCATAATCGAAATAAATAATCGAACCACCGTAAAGCCGATCCCAATACGCAGCTTCCAGGTAATGATTCCACATCGCTATTTTTTTAATATCAACGTCAAGTTTTTTGAGTTGTCGTCTCCGATTACCTGATGCATCATCATTTGTAATAAAAAGAATCCCCTTCGACAATCGATCATTGACCGGAGCTTCAATCCCCCGCGACACTACCCAGTTGCTTTCATACTGAGCGGATAGCTCATTCTGATCGAGCTGGGGCGAAGGAGCAAACTGAGTATTATCAATGCTGTCATCCGCACCGCCATAGCCTGTATCCGGATTAAAATAGCCGTCAGCGCGGTATTCACCGTTCTCATCGCGATAATAAGGATTCCCTTTAGCGTCTACGATTGGAGGCGGCATATTGATTTATTTTCAGTGTGTTCGGTAGGAAAAACATTCATATGATTTGATGTTACGTGCACTGAGTATACCAGCCTCCGCGAAATCCGCAACAGCTCACCGGCGACATATTGTCCGCTGGCTGAAACAATTCCGATGCAGATATACAAAAAAGCAACCCTTCCGGATCTGGCCGAAACTGAAAATTATTTCGACGGATTTCGCGGAAGGCGAAGCGGGAGTAACGTATATAAAAGATCCGAATCTTTTGTTGCTTCACGCGCTCTTACACCCGAATGAAACATTCAGAGCTAGTGTCGATGTTCAGGGGAGTCTTGAAAAGTTGTCCCAGAATCCAAAATGGGACAACCTCACTAAAAAAGATCAAAAAACAATCATCGAAAAAAACCGCGAATATTACGAACTAGACAGTTATTGTTTGGTAGTCTCGACCACTCCGAAGTGGGCTTACACGGTACTATTTAAACCGGTGCAGGAAATACCCACGGACGTCTGGCAAAGTTTCCGCAACCCACGTTCCAGGCATTGGATAAAATGAAAAAACAATACGCCGATACTGAAAACAGGCTTATAAAAGAACTGAAATCCTATTTTAATTTGAGATACTCGGAGGATGATTAATACCAAAAAAACCGGAAAAGTTCCCCGCACCAGCGGGGATGAACCGTGTATCTATTACTTAAACCGCTGAACTTTCCCCGCTCCGGCGGGGCTCCCGCCCGCCTCTCATAAATAACACCAACTTTTTATAAAATCTATCCGATTAATCTCAGATGAGAAGATTTACCTATCCCCAGCAATTGTTTATCTCCTCTTTTTATCGCCGTTTCCAGCGCGTCGGCAAGCGTCGGTGGATCGCCCGTGTGAATATAGCAGCCCTTCGCCGCCGAGTCTATTCTGTCATCATGACGCCCTTTCGGATATTCCTCCGCTTCGTCCAGGAATGTATTGCCATCATGAACTTCATGCAGCCATTTGCCATCGACCAGGAAAACCTCTTCGGCCTCCGCTTTGTTGGCCAGGAGATCAATGTAAAATTCTTTGTTTTTGCCGACTCGGTATGGTTCTCGCCAATGAGCCGACAGGAGCTGATTATAATGCGCTGAGCTATGTTTGCCGCTCGCGCCGCCTTCCTCCTCCCAATATTGCCGGACTTGTCCATACTTACTATCGTCCAGCAATGCGGTCTGTTTGACGAGTTTTTCAACCTCGAACGGCGTGTCTCTGGTGGCTACCACGTCCCCTATGTACAGTTTTTCGTCCTTGAAGCCAACCAGACTGCCAGCCGTGAAATCAGGATCGTTTTTTTTAGTGGAGGACTTGGGAGTGCCCGCAAAATCCCAGAAGCGGATGATTTTAGCACCGGGAGGCATTTTATCCACGACACCGAACCAAGTGCGGTTGATGAGGTTTCCGCCCTTCGCCTGCGGCCTCTGTTGATAGTTTGACGCCCAGTTGTATTTGTTTTTCTTGAATTGCTCCAAAAAATGCATTGGAAACCTCTCCGGCCAGAGGGCTTCCCCAATCTGACGAGGATCGTCAGGGTGTCGCCAGTCCCAGGAGGCTTCGTCCATCTCCGCCACCAGGCAAAGGATATGCCAGATGCCGGCTGGATCTCCATTCCATTCAGGACAACCATCTTCGGGTATTCGTCCGTTATACGTCGCGATCCCGTCCTCCGCCAATATTTTGCCGCAGAGATCCTTTCTATTCCAGCGCGTATTGGTGATGAAAATGGCCGAGTCCATCTCGTCTTGCCGCGTCAGGAATGTTTCCCCGTACCATTCGTATGTTTTTTCCTGATAGGCTGGGCTTTCAGCCTCAGCACGAGTTTTCACCGGATCATCGATATATCCGATATTGAAGCCCTCGCCGGTGATAGGACCGTTCACGCCCGCCGCCAATACCTCTCCTCGGTGTTCATCTCCCAGTGACCAATTGTTTATTTTATTCAGGCCCTTAATGCCGGGAAACTTGGGAAACACTTTAAAAAACGGCTCGTCGTTGACATTCGTTTTGATCTGATTGGAGATTTTATGAGCCTTGTCGCCTCCGTAGGCCGTCATGATGAGTTTCAGATCATGATCTTGCCCAATCGCATAAGAGAAGCCTCGCTGCATGCTCTCCGTCTTCATATGTCTGGGAGGAGCGAAAATCATCAGTCTGAGAAGTTCCTTTTCGATACCTCTCTGAATAAAGTCGCTGGTGGTCTTATGATGCCAGTTTTCCCGCTTATAGGCTCGGAAAGTGTATTTAGTGAAGTTGAATATATCCCGCCGCGCCTTCTCCCGCCGCGCACGTTCCAGCCTCGCCTGTTTAATTAATTGTTTTCGATTCAACTTCTCCCTCGTTCGCTATAATGTAATCCAGCTCCTCGTCGGAGAGCCCCTTGATGTTTTCCACTTTGGTCAGATTGAAATTCATGATCTGTTGTGGTGCTTCGGTATCCTTTAGCCCCATGGCCAAGCGTTTGCTCCGGAATGATTTGTCGAACGAGTCAATGGCGATTTGGAGAGCTTTATAATTCGCAGTCCATTTTTCGCCGTCGAGTTTGGTGATCAGGCCTTGCGACTCTTTCAGCTCCTGTATGTGCATCATCAACATGATCTTGTATGTGTCATCTATTAAGCCAATTACTTCAAGATGCTCTTTAACAATCTCCGCTAATTTTCGTGCACCTTTGCTGATCACAAGTTCAGCCGCATCATTTTCGATCCGGCCTTTCAGTTCCTCGTCTAAATTATTTTGAATCCAACCACCCGCATCGGAGAATTTTTTTAGCGTCTGCGGCGACATTTTCCAGCGCGCGGCGACTTCCTGACCAGTATACTGCCCGGATTCAAAATCAAATTTTATGTCTTCCTTTTCTTTTTTTGTATAGGCCATGTCAGGGAGTCAGGGAGTTATTTATCTTAGGAGTTACGCAGTTGAGTTTATAAAACATAAATTGGCTTTTCCAGATAAGCTCTGACAGCCTCTCTGATAATTTGTGTTTTTTCCTCAAACCATGAGTATCCGGTTTTAATGGAAAACACTTCCAGACGCAGAAAAGCCCGTATTGCAAGAAGGATATGATTTCTCCGTCCCTTGGCGGAGCGAACCATAGACTTTTCAACTCCGCAAAACTGTTTCAGACCTCCGTGGTAATGCTCGATATTCCATGAGTAGCCGGAAAGTTTCAGGCGGCGGAAAAAGTCCATGTCAAGATCATTGGTCACACAATATTCAGCGTCTCCATTTTGAGAAACAATCCTGAACACGAGAACAAAGCCGTATTCCTTAAGATGAACTCCGGTTCCGTTTTCCGAGGCTGAAACTTCCGAAAGAGGGATATTTCCTGTTCCATCAGGGTTGACCAGGCGGTTGGAATGGAAGCGAGCCAGCCATTTCCAGCCAAGCGAGCGAACGGTTTTAAGGTTTTTCAGGCTGCCGCACCATGAATCGAATAGAACGCATTCAGGGAAAAATCCTCTGGATTTCGCTTTGAAAAGCATATCTTGAAAGTGATCGTTTTTGGTTTTTTCCATCCTGTTGTTTATAGTGGACACGGACGTCGCATGGGATATGAGCGTCTCCGTCAGTCCGGAGAAGGGTGACGAGATTAATTCCCTGAAGCACTCCGTGATGTTTTCCAGACCAATGTCCGCTAACCAGCTCTATTTTTCGAGCGTACAGTTTATCCGGAGTGGAATCATCAATGACAAAGAACCCTTTTCCAGGGGTTATATAATGTCCGGCTTCTTCCCATAAAGAAGCCGGCTCCGGTTTAAGACGGTGGAGCAGTCTGTTTATTGAGTCATGCGAGGGCGAGTTTTCCTTTTTCGGTTGAACTCTCGCCGCTTCGAGGCAGCTGAAAGCTCTTTGAGCGGCGATAAAAAAATTAATATAGTCGTATTCGTCACAGCGAGGAGGATTCATGGGAAAACCCGAAAATATTCTAAAAATCGTTAAAAAACAGAAAATATTACCCTTATTTATTCAACTGCGTAACTCATATATCTGTTTTTAATATAGTTATTTTTCTACTTTTAATATAGTTGACGAGTGTCACGCGGTGTACGCCCATCATCCTGGCGATAGCCGCAACGGGGACCTGATGAACTAAATATCTTCTGATGTCCGCGTCCTTGCCTGTCAGTTTGACGATTTTGGACAACTTCCCTTTTGGCCTGCCCAACTTTTTTCCTTCACTTTTCAGCCTTGCCAGGGCCTCCTTGGTACGCATTGAAATTAAGTTTCTTTCTATCTCAGCCGCCAAGGAGAAGGCGAAGGCCAATACTTTCGAATTGACATTGTTTCCAAGCTCATAGCGTTCTTTTGTAGTAAAAACTCTGATATCTCGCTCCATGCAGTCATGGAGGACGCTCATCACCTCCATCATGCTCCTGCCCAGTCTGGACAATTCCGTGACAATTAAAACATCGTCCTCTTTCATATATTTGAAAAGCTCGCCCAGCCTACGATCCGCTATTTTTTTAACACCGCTGACAGTTTCCTCAACCCATTCATCTATATGAGTTTTTTTCTCATCTGCAAATTTGAGAATTTCAAATCTTTGATTCTCGACTGTCTGCTTATCGCTGCTGATTCTGATATAAGCGTACGTCGTCATTTTGCTCTTTTTAGCCATTTTTATACCTGTTTGTTAGGGAAAACGTGTTTTTTATATTTAAACTAACACTCAATGTTATAATTATAGGTATAAATCACCTTTTCCTGTATGTCCAGCAAAAACGACCGTTTAATATGAACATGTCAAAATACGGCAAAACGTCATTTTCGACAAAGCATAGACTTTTTTTGGCCCTTTTTTGAGAATGATCTCAATTATAAATCCACATCATGGCAAATCAGGCAGATAAAAAACTTTTTTGTCGCTCTTTTTTTACTAGAGGCTAAAGGCTTTGATATATAAAATTGAGATAAAATTGATAATTGAGAGATTGCATAGTTCCCGACAGACCACCAGTTTTATAACCCAAAAAAAGACTAGTAATTTTAAGCATTTACACGTGGTAAAATTAAAAACTACTTGATTAAGTAACAGCACCGTTATTTTTTAGAGGTTTATTTTGATCTCAATTTTAGCCTGAAAAGGATTTTATTAACAGTCAAAGTGAAAAACAGCGCGCTAGAGGTCATTCAAGGTGTTAGAAGGTCAGATCTTCAAGAAACGCCGTTCTGCGTACCGAGTTAAGCTTTGCCGGAAAACTTTTATTCTTATTTTTTACCTGAAAAATGCCCTTTTCTCAAAGTTTTCTTATGAAAAAGAAAAACAAGAAAAATTTTCAACCTATGGCCCGCTCCTTGCTCTTCACGCGCGCGCGTAGATTGTATAGTAACATAAGATAGGTGATATATCTTATTGTCTTATTACCCTTTGTCTTCTGTTTGGGGGGGGGTAAAATCGACAATGATTTCAAATAATTATTCAAAACAGTCTGGACAAAAATATTGACGAATCTGACAAAAATACAGAATATCCAGGATAAAAATACAGAATGCTCAGGTGGAAAAACCGGAAAAACAAGCCTCTTTTTACCAAAAAAATCAAGACTGTTTTTTTTAGAGACTTGACTTTGACTTTTCTGAAAGTTAAGATGAAAAATATTAATTGATTTCTGACCAGAGAATACATACATAACCTCTAAGGATAGCACCGATCAGAGTCAGGGCTAAGGCTCGGAATCTTTGAAGAACGATCAGGCTGCTATCCGGATCGCGAAGATGTGTATGCATCGCTCAAAGATTCCGGGTTTTTCGTTTTAATCAATATGAATAAAAAAAAAATCATCGTGAAATGCAACGATTTAGTGGAACGTGCTCACTATCGTTTATCCGTCAACGAGCAGAGAGTCGTATTGAATTTGATCTCCAAAATTAATCCGAAAGCTTCGGGTTTTGAGCGTTATACTTTTGGTATCAACGAGTTATATGATTTACTAAAATTATCAGCTCAAAATAAAACAATAAAAAAGCAAACGTTAAAAAGAATTTTGCGGTCGCTACAACGCAATATTATTGAAATGGTAGGTCATCACCCAAAACATGGCGGCGAAACATTAACAATGTCCGCCTGGATAGAAAGTCCGCTTTTCGATTGGAATAAAAATGAGGTCACTCTGCGCGTTTCAGAGCATCTCAAGCCGTATCTGTTGCAGCGTCAGAAAAATTTTACAAGTTATTCTCACGAAGAAGTAGCACAATTAAAATGCGCTCATTCATTCCGCTTTCTGGAATTCTGCAAAAACAATGAGCCAAGGCCGAAATATCATGAAAAAATTATTAACGGTCGTTATGTGAATATTAGAGTTTATGATCTGCTGAAATTGCGGCGGACTTTGGGTATTCCTGAAAATATTTATCCGCAATTAGCCGATTTTCGAAAACGAGTTTTGCTGGCTTCACAAAGAGAAGTTAATACAAAAACCAACTCTTATTTTGAATTTGAAATTCTTAAAGATCCTATGGATCGCCGCAAAAACAAAGCTGTTAAACTGCTGATTTTCGGGCAGTTCGTCCGCCAGCCTCTGAAAATCGAAAACCAGCGCCCGCTTTCTCTTCCTGAACCCGCCACGCCACCGCCAGATTTTGAGGTTGAACCTCATGACGAAGGGCTTCTGGCGCGGCTTCTAAAGTTGAACGTTTCGTCTCGATTAGCCAATATCGTTCTGAATTCCGACTATGAACGCAGTCAAATATCGTCGGCGGTAGAGGCACTTGAGGAATATCAGCGGAATCATAAAATAAGATCGCCGAATAAAATATTAAATAGCGCGCTGCTGGACGGTTGGGTGTCTAAGGGAGAAATTCGACGTCAGGAAGATGCGGAAAAATCAGCTAAAAAACTAGCTGAGATCGAGACTGCTAAAAAACTAGCGATAGGCTTGCTCGAAAGAGAGAATGAAAAATATGAGATATATGAAAACGAACATAATCAGGCCATGGACGATTATCAGAAACGTCTCGAAGTTTGGGAAACGGAATTTAATCAACGCGCTGATAAAACAAGCTATATTTTGAGTTTACATAAAGATTTTCAAAGCGTGAAAAAAAGAATTCAGCTGCTTATTGAGCATGAAATAGAACGATTAGTTGAAGCTGAGACCGATTTTGACGAAGTTTATTTTGAAGCCGGGCAGTTGATTTTTAGCTTTCTGTTGCCTTCCAGGAAGGCTTAATTATTAAAATAGAATATCCTGATAGGCCGGACTGTCAGGACATAAAGGAGCTCTAATGGATCAAATAAGCAGGGCGAAGGTTAGATTAATTATTGAGGATGTTTTAGGGTCAAAAATAAGACCGCGTAGAGCCGAAGACATTATTGAAGCATTAGTGCAAAATGGCTTTTTGATTGTTGAATTTAGTGCCCTGGAAGGAGAAATAGAAGGAGCATATGAAAAAGTTGAGGTAAACACTTTTATCCCTTCCATGATGGATGTACAAAGCATAGCTTTTTTGTAACCAATTTGAAACTTACTTAAGTAAAAAATAAAAATGAAATGTTATTATCATAAAATCGGTCTTGGTGGAAAATGCAGCGCGGCGATCGTCAAGCGGAAATATCCTGATTGTGAGCTGATAGGCGTTGATTATCCCGACAGGCCGGATTTTAAAAAAATAAAGCTTGGAGATACTATTTTTGTGGTGGATTTTAGTTTCGAGCGGGAAGATATGTTAGCTTTAACTACTGCAGCGGGGCCGAATAAAGTGTTTTGGATTGATCATCACAAATCCGCTATCGAGAAAATGAAAGGAGAAAATTGGCTGTTTAGAGGGCGTCGTGCAGTCGACACAGCCGCTTGCGAACTGACCTGGGAGTATTTGTTCCCTGACGAGCCGATGCCGGAGGCCGTCCGGCTGCTTGGTCGCTATGATGTTTGGGATCATGAAGACGAAACGGTCTTGCCCTTCCAATACGGGATGAGGTTGAGCGAATGGTCTCCTGAAGACGTTCCATGGGAAAATATTTTGAAATCCAATGAATTGTCTCGAAAAATGACGGAAGCCCGAACGGATATGGGCGCGACAATTCTTGACTATGAGTATCAGAGAAATACGATTTACGCCGAAGAAATGGCGTTTCCCGTTGAATTTGAAGGCAATAAAGCCTGGGCGATTAATAAAGCATTGAGTAATTCCCTGATTTTTGAGACGATTGAAAATAGCGATGAAAGGCCGCTTTGGATATTGTTCCGTTATCGAGCTGGAATTTGGAAATACAGCCTCTATTCCGCGCCTGATAGCGGACTGGATATCTCAATAATCGCAGCCAAATACGGCGGAGGCGGACACGCCGGAGCAGCCGGCTTTCAATCGGAAAAATATCTACTGGAAGAAGTCAAGCTATGAAAAAAAACATTTTCGCTTTGATGTTTTTAATGACGGTGGGATTGTTGCTCATGCCTGTCACGGCTTTTGCGGAAAAAGACGAAGGTTTCGTCACTAAAATCGGCAAATGGATTGACGGGGATAATTCCTGCAGTTGCCCGGCTTGTCCCGTGAACGACAATGGCGTTGTCTGTCCCAATACGCCCTACGACGAAATAAAACGATCAAGTTTCGAGCTGGGACTGCGGCTGGACATTTTCGAATCTCCGTCCGGAGGCCGGCCCCAGTTCCACGCTGAAAATTTCTCCGCGTCAATTTATCACAACCTTTCCCCTGTTTTTTTCCTTTACGGATCTTACAGCGCGAGAAGAGTCGATAAAATCGAATACGAGGGTTCCATTTACGACAAAGAATGGAACTATCAGACATTCATAGCGGGAGCCGGTTTTTATATGCATCCCACTCTGAAAATTTTCGCCGGTTTAGGAAAAGTCATTCCCAAAAACGCGGCAGGCTCGGAAAACTTGACGTTTGCTTTGGAGAGAGGCGTCGCCTGGGATATTCCCCTGAGCGGAATGGGGTACAAAATGACGATCGCTTTCAGGTCGGTGGAAGCTGGATTGGCTGACGATGACGCAAATATAGCCGCTAGTCAGGCCGACGCCAGCACCAACATTCTCAGTGTCGAGCTTAATTTGCCACTGTGGAATCTCTAAATAAAAACTTTTAAGTAATTATTATTACTGGACACTTTTTAAAGAGAGATATTATGCCGGAAGATAAATCTAAAAAAGAAGAAAAGCCTGTGAAAGGCGTTGCAGGAGAAAAAACAGGAACCGAAGTGCTGGCAGAAGACAAAAACAACAATATAAGGGACGTCATTAATCCTCGCGAAGTCATCGTGACTCTAGGCGTTTTGCCAAT